TTGAAATGTTAGCTGATGCTACTGTAAATGACTTTGACACTAATGCTGCTTTAACTCCTCTAAACATTCTTGACAAAATGCAAGGTGCTTACGAAGCGATGAGTGACGTTATGTTGGCTGCTGTTTATGGAGATGCTGACCGTGATTTCAAACCTGTAATTTTCTTGGGAACTGCTGCTATGCAGGACTACCAAATTGCAATTGCTGGATTGTACACTACTACTCCACAGGGTATTGTTGAAGGTTCTATTCCTGCTTACTACGGTATGGAGGTTGCTCACTTCCCATCTATGCCTGCTAACGAATTTATGATTGCTGCTCCACAGAACTTGGTTATGTTGACTGATGAGTACAATGATGTTCGTGCAATTGATATGAAGTATGATTCTGAACTCGCTTCTGATAAGATTTGGGGACAGTTTAAGCTAGGTTTCTCTTACCTTAAAGGTGACGAGATTGTTTACGCTAAGAACTTCGCATAATAATAATAATTAGGGTAAGGGCTTCGGCCCTTCCCTTTCTTTAAAAATATAAAATAATGGCTTGTAATATAACCCTTGCTGACATTGCATATTCTTGTGATGATGTAGCAATTGGAGGAATAGTAAACCTATACCTCGCGAATAAAGCAAATTTAGTAAAAGCTAGCGGTGCATTTGACCAACTAGCATCTGGTGGTGTTGTAATAGATTATGACGCACGTACTATCGTTGATGGTGCTACAGTTGATATTGTAGCTATCGCTGCTGTAGATGGTATTGAAATAGCTTTCAATAACAAGGATGGATTCTCTGTCTTTAGTGAAGTTAAGACTGTAAGTGCTGACGGTATTGTTTCTACAGTTCCTACTGTTTCTACGGAACTTCCTAAAATGACTCCTGCTAAGACAACTGCTTTAAACAAACTTGCTAAAGGTGGTGCTGAATTAGTTGCTTTTGTTCAGACTGCTGCTGGTACTTATCACGTTGTTGGTATGGACTATGGTCTTTACGTAGGTACTGTTGATGGTAACTCTGGAACAGGACGTTCTGAGAAGAACCGTTTCCAACTTACCTTGACTGGTGATGAGCTTGGTCTAGGAATGACATTAGAAGAAACCACTGGTGATGGTGGTAAAGCTAAGTTTGATACAGTTGTATCTTTAATCAAGGCTTAGTAATAAATCTTGTAAATTAACTCAAGGGGGCAGGGCAAAACCTTGCCCCCTTTTTTATCTAAAAAACTATGGGATTTAATTGTAGCATATTACTTAGCGACATTGATATCAACTGCGCCAAGAGGGTAACGGGTGGTGTCAAGAAAGCTATACTTCTTTTGCAAAAAGATTTAACGATTACCTTTAACCCTGCGGATAACACTCAGGTCACCAATGTAGGCACAGCTAGTACCGTCTCCCTTGAGTTTAATCCAAAAGATGGCACAACTACATTCACGGAAAGCAAGAGTACATCTAACGGCTTAGGGGTCGTTACAACAGACCTAACAATCCAAACTCCAGCAGTAGACAACAAGGTTAATAAGATTGACCTTATGTCTCGCAGAGAAGATATCGTGTGTGTAATGTTACACAACAATGATACAGTAACCATCTCAGGATGGATGGATGGATTGACAATGAACTACGAGGCGAATGCAGGCACAGGAACGTCTGAAAAGTCATTTGTAAACATCACACTAAACACCGTAAGCGGAATTGCTTCATTAGTGCTAGATAGCAAGGCCCCCTTTACTGACCAAACAATATTTAATTAATGGCCTACGTATATAGAGGTTCGGGTTATTTATCTAATGCTGTACAAGGGACTGGTACTGCACCATATCTGTTTACAAGTGGTGGATACTCTGGCTCTACTACAGAACTAGGTGCGGACGGTATAGGTACAAGGATACTTGCAGACGGGGGTACAATAGAAAGTACATACAGTCCCTGTGTGACAAACGCTCTTGGTAAATTAAGAGCAATAGTTTCACTTGACCTGAACGTCAACGCATTATTTGCATCAGCTATTTCGGATGGTGCTATAATAGAGGCAAAACAATGTTTCTATAACTCATACACAGAACTACAAAACATAGACATACTATAATATGGCAAGTGCATACGACAAGGCATCATTAGTGATGCTACCAAACGCTTACAAGGACGGTAAGGTATATAGTGTTAAACCAGAAGATAGGAGTGGTGATTTTACTTTCACTCGTTCAACTGCTGCTACGAGAGTTAATGCAGCTGGTAATATAGAGAAGGAGACAGGTAACCTGCTCTTGCAGTCAAATCAATTTGATACTACTTGGACAAACGCAAGGAGTAGTGAAGCAAGTGGTCAAAGCGGTTACGATGGTACAAGTGATGCTTGGTTATTACAATCAACTGTATCTGCCATCTCTTCTTATCTTAAACAAAACATAAGCAATAGCGGTGTTTATACAATGAGCGTTTACGCTAAAGCGGGTACTTCGGATTGGATGAGTCTTAATACAGCGGGAAGCCAATTCGCATTTTTTGATTTAGCAAATGGTGTATTAGGCTCTAAATCCTCCAATGTTGTAGATTCAGGTATTGAAAGTATCGGTAACGGATGGCATAGATGCTCTGCTACTTTAGTTGGTAATAACGATTTTTATATTTTTATTGCTAATGGAAACAATAATTCAATAACAAATAGCGGTGATAACATCTACATCCAAGATGCCCAACTTGAGCAATCACTTGTAGCAAGAGACTACATAGAAACAACTACATCTGCCGTATATGGAGGTATTACTGATAATGTACCAAGGCTTGACTACTCTAATGGAGCTACTTGTCCGAGTTTGTTACTAGAGCCTCAGAGGACTAATTTTATTAATTTTTCAGAATACTATGGCCAGTATAGTTCAACAAGGTCAACGATTACAGACAATTACGGAATATCACCCGATGGAAGTCAAAACGCTGCAGCTGTTTTTAATACTAACGATAACGGGCGGCACAATTTTGGCGGAAACTATTTTGCCGTCACAAGTGGCACAAGCTATGTGAATAGTGTTTTTGCAAAAGCGGGTACAATAACCAAAATGAAGTTAAAATTGTTTAGCGGTGGCGGTTCTCCAATTGGCTTTAATGATGGGGATTTTGATTTAACCAATGGTACTGCAACGGGTACGGGCGCGGGAATTGAAAGTTATGGAAATGGATGGTATAGATGTTATGTAGTTGATTCACCTACTTCATCTGTTTCTAACACAAGATTTAATCTTGAGTTATTAAATGCGAGTGGAGGGGTAAGCTATGTTGGTTCTGTTACTGATTACATAGAGATATTTGGAAGCCAAGTAGAACAAGGCTCTTACCCAACATCCTACATACCTACTTATGGTAGTAGTGTGAGTCGTGTGGCTGACGATACAAATGCTTTAAATTATGATGGCAATTTCAATAGCATCACCGCATTTGTACATATTAAGGGAGATGCATTATTGAGAGATACAACAGCCGCAAATATAATGATTTCTGCTACTGCGAGTCAAGATAGCTCAATACGAATATATAGAAGTAGCGGGTCAGAGGATAGAAGGTTATCAGTAATAGTTAGAAATCTTTCAGCATCAAATAACATATCATATCAAGCAACAACCGATGAAGTTAAATTCGCAGTTAGATACGATAGCACTACGGGAAATTGGGAATTATTTGAAAACGGAGTCAGTGTTAGGACTAACACGAATAATAATTATAACGAGTTTAAGGTATTCCGATTGAAAGGTGAAAGTGGCACAGTTGAATTAAACCAAATGGTGGTATTCCCTACAGCATTAACTGATAGCGAGTGTATCGCCCTAACAACAATTTAGTAAAAACAAACAATGAATAAATTCAGAAAATACTCATTTGGCTCTAAAGGAGCTGCGACCACAAAGATTAACGCTTTAGGTCTTGATGATGACAACAACCCTACACATTCTCACGCTATTGTCCACCTCGGAAATATCGTAGAAGTAGCGGCTACATACGATGATGAAGGTAACGAGCTTACAGAGGCTGTAGTGTCCTCAAGCTATCACGTTGATGTACTATGGAATGGTGAGCCAGTAGAGGC